GCTGTTGCGGGCTTAGTAGACTTAACTGTGATTTCTCCGTTTGGAACTGCAACAGCGCACGGCGCATTTACTTATACTTAATAAAAACAAATGGCAGATCAGTCGATAACGCAGCTGCCTGTTGCGATCACCTTAACTGGTAACGAACAGGTACCGCTGGTACAAAACGGAGTAACAAAGCAGGCGTCTGTATCACAGATTGCCAATGCTGCGTCGCCCGGCAAACTGATCACTACAATTGTTTACGTTCCATCGAATGGCGATTTAGTAATTTATTACAGCGATGGCACACAACAAGTTATTGGCCCTATTTCTGGCTGGTCTGGTTATAGTGGATACTCTGGTTATAGCGGCGTAGGTACATCGGGTTTTAGCGGTGTATCTGGCTACAGTGGTTTTTCTGGTACTTCTGGATACAGCGGTAAATCAGGAACCAGTGGTTTTTCTGGATACTCTGGTATCAGTGGCGCGTTTGGTTATTCAGGTATTAGTGGATATTCTGGATATAGCGGCATATCAGGTTTTAGTGGCGTATCGGGTCTTTCTGGATTTTCTGGTATCTCTGGCTACTCAGGTTCTGGTGTATCTGGTTATAGCGGTTATAGTGGCTGGTCTGGCATCTCTGGCTACTCTGGTATCTCTGGTATATCAGGTTACAGCGGGTATAGCGGAACATCTGGCTATAGTGGTGTGTCTGGTCTTTCTGGTTTTTCAGGCATCTCTGGCTATAGTGGTTCTGGCGTGTCAGGCTACAGCGGATACAGCGGTTGGTCAGGGATTTCTGGCTATTCAGGATACAGCGGTATCTCTGGCTACAGTGGATATAGCGGTATTTCGGGCTATAGCGGCGTTTCAGGCCTTTCTGGCTTCTCAGGCATATCTGGGTACTCTGGATCTGGAATAAGCGGCTATAGCGGCTATAGCGGGTATTCTGGCACATCTGGTTATTCTAGTTTTAGTGGCTATTCTGGCTACAGCGGTATCTCTGGTTACAGCGGTATCTCTGGTTACAGCGGTATCTCTGGTTACAGCGGTTCCGGAATATCAGGTTACAGCGGCGCAAGCGGTATATCAAGCAGTTATTATTTTTATAAAGCAAATACTTCTGCTACCAGCGGTAACCCCGGAATAGATTATTTGTTGTGGAACAACGCCACACAAACAAGTGCAACACAATTAAACGTCAGCACAACGGCAGCAAATGGTGTTGACATTAGCGTATTTTTGGCTTTGCTTGCAACGACTGAAGAAGTTGTTATTCAAGATCAAAGCAACAGTGCTAACCAACAAACTTGGATTATCACTGGAACCCCAACAAACGCTGGTGGATACTATACAATCCCCGCTTCATTGGTAAGCTCTTCGGGTACAGGCACAACCGGATTTGCAAACAATTTACCAATCATTTTTGCCATTGCAAACGGCATAAGCGGTTTCTCTGGTTTTAGTGGTTTTAGCGGATACAGCGGAAAATCAGGCTACAGCGGCATTTCTGGTTATAGCGGATATTTTGGTATCTCTGGTTACAGCGGCATATCTGGCTACAGCGGATATTCTGGTATCTCTGGCTACAGCGGTTACAGCGGTATCTCTGGTTACAGCGGTATCTCTGGTTACAGCGGTATCTCTGGTTACAGCGGTATCTCTGGTTACAGCGGTATCTCTGGTTACAGCGGTATCTCTGGTTACAGCGGTATCTCTGGTTACAGCGGATATTCTGGTATTTCTGGTTACAGCGGATATTCTGGTATCTCTGGCTACAGCGGTATTTCTGGCTACAGCGGTATTTCTGGCTACAGTGGTATCTCTGGTTACAGCGGTTTTAGCGGTATCTCTGGTTACAGCGGTATCTCTGGCTACAGTGGATACAGTGGTATTTCTGGCTATAGCGGTATCTCCGGCTACAGCGGCATCTCTGGTTACAGTGGTGTGACTCCAACAGCCATATCCGTAACCACCACCAGTACCCTAAACCCCGGATACGTTACTTTTGTTTCTGGAACAACAGGCAGCCAAGCCCCTTATGTAAACACTGGCTTAACATACAATTCCGTAACTAACGCCTTTACCGGCGGGGTGACAGGCGGAACATTTTAGTAATATAATATAAGTTCGTATGAACTTTGAGGACAATATGAAATATAGCATTGTAATACCAACTTACAATCATTGTGAAAAGTATTTAAAGCCGTGTGTGGATTCAATTGTTAAGTATACCAACTTAGAAGACATTGAATTAATTATATCCGCAAACGGTTGTGTAGATAACACAAAAGCATACTTAGATTATTTGGCAACAGCAGTGCCCAATTTAAAAGTGGTTTGGTCAGACAAAGCACTTGGGTACTCAGGAGCAAATAACGCAGCCATTAAGGTTGCAACATGCAACAAAATTGTTTTGTTAAATAACGACACTGTTTTGTTGGAACAAAATCAAAACCAGTGGCTTGACATTTTAGACAGGCCATTTGTTGATCCAAACTGTGGAATCTCTTGCATTATTAAAGGAAATTCTGAACCAGCGGGTCGTGATTTTGCAGTGTTCTTTTGTGTTATGATTCACCGCAGAGTATTCGATACAATCGGATTACTAAACGAAGAGTACGGCGTAGGCGGCGGAGAAGATACTGAATTTTGCATTGAAGCTGAAAAAGCTGGCTTTAAAGTATTAGAAGTGTTTGAAAAGTTGTGGGATGGAACGCAATATACAGGCGGCTTTCCAATCTACCACAAAGGCGAAGGCACCATGCACGACGCCAATTTAGTACAAGGTTGGGACAACATCTTTTTAATTAACTCATTAAGGTTAGCTAAAAAGTACAACACAGAATGGTACCGCTGGCGCTTATCAAACTTTTGGGAACGCGCAGTATTTCTAAAAGGCGATACGGTATACCCACGCGAAGTAACAAGATACAACTGGGCAGCAAAAAATCTGCTCGGTAAAAAAATTTTAGAAATTGGTTGTTCAAATGGTTATGGTATTCAATTTTTTCCAAAAGACATTGAGTATACCGGCGTAGACTACGACCCAATCATTGTTGAAGTTGCTAAAGAACAAGACTGGGGGTACAACGCTAAGTTTGAATGGTGTGACATCAACACCTACGAGCTAGAACAGTATGACACCATTGTGGCGTTTGAAGTAATTGAGCACCTTGACACCGGCATGGAGATTGTTGAGAATCTTAAAAAGCACTGTAAGCGTTTGTTGATTACTGTGCCAATGAATGAGCCACCCGGATTTTGGGGGCCACATCATAAGCTGCATGGATTGAACGAACGTCACTTTTCGGGCTTTGAGTTTAATTACATCAACGAGCACGGCGAGATTACAGATGTACCACAAAAGATTGACGCGTCAAATCCTTGCAACTTGATGATTTGTCGGTGGACTGCAAGTGAGTAAAGTTCTCTGCTCCGTGGCAACACGCGGGAGGTACTTTACAACACTGCCACTAGTATTAAACGCTATTATTAACCAAACCAAACCAGTAGATAAGCTGGTTGTGTTTGATGATAATGACAAGCCACAAGACATGCGCAGTGAGATGATTTACCAATACTTTTTTCAAATGTTAGATGCAAAAGGTATTGCATGGGAGTGGCAGTACGCTGATAAAAAAGGTCAGCACCACATCCACCAACGCGCAAATACGATGGGCTACGATTGGGTTTGGCGTTGTGATGATGACGCAATACCGGAAGCCAACGTGCTTGAGAATTTGTATCATTGGACACAAATCTGGCCCAATTTAGGTGCTGTAGGTGGTTCGGTGTTAACCCCGCCATATATGCCAAACACCGGAAATGTTACCGGTAAGATTGATAACATTGATAGTGAGCCCAACGTGCAGTGGGGCAAGATAGCAACAGCAAGAGAAGTTGAGCATTTACATTGCACCTTCTTGTATCGCGCTGGTGTGCAAGATTATAATTTGGGTTTGTCCCGAGTGGCGCACAGAGAAGAGACGCTATTTACTTATAACTTGCACCGCAGAGGCTACAGCATTTTAGCGGTACCAGATGCCGTAACATGGCACATGAAGAACCCACAAGGTGGGATTCGCAGTGAAACAAGACGCGAGATGTATGATTATGATGAACAAATTTTTAGGAATGTTTTGCAGTATCGTGATAAGACCATTGTGGTACTCAATTGCGGTCTTGGCGATCACATTGTATTTAGTCATGTTTTGCCTGCAATACGTAGCCCTGAAGTTTTTACATGCTACCCTGAAGTGGTTCCCGGCAGATCAATAGCGCAAGCAGAGAAGTTATTTGGTGACATTGGCCCGTATAACATATACGGCAAAATGGATCAGTGGAAATGGAAAGGCAGTTTAGAAGACGCGTACAGGAAGCTATACACATGATTATCATAGCCCCGTATGCACAAAAACTGCGCAATGGTAAACAGAACCCAAAGAACTATCCTTACTGGGAAGAATTGATTAGTCAGATTGACAAGCCAATTATCCAAGTAGGAATAGAAGGCGAAAAGCAACTGGTACCAGACTTTAGAAAAAACTTGCCAATAAGCGAGTTAAGACAGTTGCTTAGGGAGTGCAAAACATGGATTGGCGTTGACAGCTTTTTTCAACACCTTGCGTGGGATGAAGGCAAAAGTGGAATAGTGTTGTGGTCAGTATCAGATCCTTTTATTTTTGGCCACCCAGAAAATATTAACCTACTAAAAGATCGGTCAACTTTAGTAGAAAACCAATTCCTATGGTGGGAGTTTGTTGAACATAAAAACGACCGATTTGTAAAACCAAAAGAAGTATTAGCATACCTTAATAAGGAATAAATATGGCAGCTACGGGCTACACACCAATTTCGTTATACTACAGCACCACAGCGGCTACAGCGCCGTTGGCCGCTAACCTCGTCAATGGTGAGTTGGCAATCAACATCACCGACGGCAAGTTGTACTATAAAGAC